GACCGGCGGAAAAAACCTACGATACGCACGAGCACAGGACCAGGGCGCGGTAATCCGTCCGGTCAACCGTCAATGGCTGGCAATACCTACCCCGGATGTCAAGACCGCCGCGGGCGTCTCTCGCTACGCATCCCCGCGGGACTACCCCGAGCCGCTCCGGTTTCGGCTCATCCGGTCGGGCACCGGCCGCGGAGCTCTCGCCGCGCTCGTGGAGCGGGTCGGCGGGTCGGATGTGGTGCGGTGGTGGCTCCGGAAGGAGACCGAGATACCCGCGACGGGCTACGCTCGCCGGGCATGGTGGGACACCCGCGCCGAGGTCCCCAGCACCCTCGGCGACGCCCTCCGCGTCACAATGGCCGCGCCCGGTAGCATTGACCGGGGGAGCACATGAGCCCGACAAACCGCAACACCATCGCCTCGGCGCTGTCGTCGGTGCTCTCCGGCATCGACGGGACCGGGCTGTATACCTACGACCTCTCGGGTACCGGGCAGGTGGAGCAGCTCGACCTCGATGGGCCGCCGGTCTCCCGCGTCCGGCCCTATGTCGCCTTCCACCTTGGACCGCGGCAGGACATCCGAGGAGGGCAGGGCGCCGACCTCTCCAGCTACGGCCAAACGCTTGCCGTGGATGTGGTGGGCGTTGTGACCGGTGGGGTAGACCCAGCGGAAGCAGTCGAGGCGGCCAACAATCTCGAGGCCGACATCATCCGCGCGCTACACGGTTCCCGGAACCTCGGCGCAGCCCAGGTGCACGACCTCACGGTCTCGACCGAGGTGGTTACCGGGCCGGAGGTCGACGGCCGGCAGCGCGACGCATACGTGGCCATGACCATAGAGCTCTTTTGGTCGAGGGTGTGACATGAGCTGGCACGACGAAAACTCACAATGGCGGGTGCCGGTGACGGTCGACAACAACAGCGGCGCCGCTACGATCGATGTCGCGCTGAACATCCCGAAGGATTTCGGCGCATTTTGGGCGAATGTCCGCAGCGACGGCCACGATATCAAAATCTGCGACAGCGACGGCCACACCGAGCTCACATGGCAGCGCGCAAATTGGAACTACACGACCCGCACCGCGCTCCTGGAGGTCGACAACTGGACCCCGAGCAGCTCGGATGCGACTGTCGTGCTCTACCTGTATTGGGGGTACGACGGCACCCCGGCCGATAGCTCCGGCTCGTTTACCGCGACGGCTCCGAAAACCGCCACGGTCCTACCGTGTACCCCAGCGCCGGGGATGGTCATTGTTGACGCACAGACGACCCCGGTAGGCTCCAGCAACCCCGGCGCCCGCTATTCGTTTCCGCCCGGTGCCGATGGGTGCGTGGTCTTCGACATCACGCGCCACATCGCCCGACAGGCGCAGCCCTACAACGGCCGCGCGGAATACGAGGAGGTCGCGTCCATCACGGTCGAGACCCGCAACGACGGCACCCCGTACGCCGGCGGGAACAATCCCGCGCGGACCCGCCTGTCACAATGGGGCGGGCGTACGCTCGTCTATATGTGGGTGGAGGGTGGCGTCAACGGCGCCGATTATGTGGATGAGGTTAGTGTTACCATGAACACGCTGCGGGAATTTGTCTTCGCAGCCATCAGATACGCGAACACCGCAGAGGAGCCGGCATAATGGCTACAGTACAGCTCGGGCGGAACGCCGCCGTCGGAATCGGATTTGAGAGCACCGAGGGGACCGCGGTAGCCGCGGCGCTGTGGGCTCGTCTCGCGTCTCTCTCGCTGACCGTCGTGAGCACCCGGTCGCGCATTGACGACCTCTCGCTCGGGGACCTTTCCTACCTGAAAGCCCGATACCTGGAGTCTGTCGAGGTCTCCGGCTCAATGGAAATCCTGTGCTACTACCAGGGCGGGGCGCTCACCTCATTCCTGCGGGCGTGCATCGGCGGCACATGGGCGACCACGGGCTCCGGCCCCTACACGCACACGCTCTCTCCCGGTGCCGAGCCTCCTGCGGTCACGCTCCGCACGGCCCGCGATACCCTCTCCAGCACCGGAGCTCTCCAGCGCGGGGATGTCATCGCCGGCGCGCGGGTGACCTCGGCTACCCTGTCGGTGCAGTCGCCCGGCATCGCTCGCCTTAGCCTCAACTTTGTGGCGATGAGCTCCACACCCGGCAGCGCACCCACCCCGAGCCTCGCCGACCACACCACCCCGGTGCTCTCCCACGCTGCCAACCGTTGGCAGTGGAATAGTGTGGACTACACGCCGCGGTCGATTTCGCTGGACCTCGAAAACGCGGTCGAGGGGCTCCGGGCCTTTGGCTCCGCATCCATCACCGGGTCTGCGGTTACCGGTGTGCGGAACGCCCGGATGACCGTCACCCGGTATAAAGACAGCGACAATTGGCCCGACGCACAGACCGCGGGCACCGAGAGCGACGGCGACATCACCTTCACGAGCGGCACCGACCAGCTCCGCATCAACCTCTACAACGCCCAAATCCCCGAGGCCGTCACCATCGCCGCGCAGTCGGTGGGGCTCATTGAGGAGAGCGCGATTTTTGAGGCCCGCGACGACGGCACAGACCCGCCGGTAGAGTTTGTCGTGGTCAACAATGACGCGACCGCCGAGGCATCGTGATGGGGATAGATTTTGCGGCGCTGGCGGAGCCCTCGTGGGTGCCGCTCCGCATCGCCGGGCAGGAGCTGGAGGCCGGGTGTATCCCGCTTGCCCCGGCAGATTTCCGGGAGCACGGCGCGGTGCTTTTCGGGCTGACCGTGGCGTCGCTCATTGACAGCCCCGAGCAGCGCCCCACCAACCGCGCAGACGAGCAGAACGCCGCCATCATCGCGTGTCTCACGATTCGGCACCTCCGGCAGAATGGCGGAGAGCCGGAGCCGGTGCGCTTTGTGCTCGCTGAATCCGACGAGCAGCCGGCCGCCAATCCTCCCCGGTTGTGGGTGGGGCGCATCGAGGCGGAGAGCGTGGGGCACATCGTGGGGGCGGGGATGACCCGCTACGCCGAGGCCGCGGCGCGTGTGGCCCGATTTCGCGCGGGAGCCGCGGCTACTGCACATGCTGGACGAGACAGCGAGAAGGTACGGACAGACCCCGGCGCGGTGGGTGTCGAGTCCGACGGATGACCCGGTGACGGGGCAGTGGTTCGATTTGCTGCTCTCTCGCGCTTGTGCCGGCGCCGCGGTAGAATCGCAGCGGCAGTGGTTACAGCGGAACGGTGAACATGTGATGTGGGTGATGCCCGCACCTGGGAGCTGACAGGATGGCAGACGGAATCGTTGAATACATCCTGCGGCTCGATGACCGGACGAAAGCGGGCACCGCATCCGCGACCGCCGGATCTCGTAAGCTGGAGACACAGACCGAGGCGACGACCCGCGCGGTGGATGACCTCGGCAACGAGACGGCGCAGACCGGCCGGCAGCTCACCACGATGGGCCGACAGTCGCAGACAGCCGGGCAGGGTGTGGGCCGTTTCGGAGGTGTGCTCGGCGGGCTAAAAACGCGCCTCGCAGGCGTCTCGGCATCGTCCGTAGCCCTCGGGGCGGCTCTCGGGGCGGGCGCGCTCCTGGGGACCGTTACGGCCGTCGCCGGTGCCTTTCAACGGATGGGGCAGGAAATCGCCGACGCCCGGAACGACATCACCGACGCGTCGACCCGCTCCGGCATCGCCACGGAAACACTGGAGGGCTTGCGGCTCGCCGCGGAGGGCTCGGGCCTCTCGTTCTCCTCGCTCACCTCCGGGCTCGACCAATTTGGCGCGCGTCTGTCGCAGGCGGCAGAGGGCACCGGCCGGACGGCCGAGGCTTTTGCGGCTCTCGGGGTCGAGGTAGTCGACGCACAGGGCAACCTCCGAGACGGTGACGCGGTGCTCCGCGAGACGCTCGCCTCTCTCAATGCGATGGAACCCAGCGCGGAACGGTCCGCGCTTGCGGTCGAGGCCCTCGGCAGGACCGGCGGAAAGCTACTCCAGGCTTTGAGCGGTACCGAGCTGGAGGCGTTCGTCGCTCTCACGCGCGAATTTGGCGTAGGTGTCGGCCCGGATGCTGCCCGGTCGGCGGGAGAGTGGCAACGGGCGACCGCGGAGCTAAATACCGTACTTGACGGCCTAAAGGCCGAGCTATTTGACGCGGTGGGTGGAGCAGACGCACTATTCCAAGTGACCGAGCTCCTCATCTACGGGTTTGAGGGTGCCGCGGGTGCTATCGACGGCTTCGCGGATGGGATGGCGTCGGCGGTCGACCGCATCCGGGCGCCGTTTGATTCCCTTGTGTCTGCCCTCGACCAGCTTTTCACCGCGCTCCAGCAAATCGGGACCGGGGATTTCAGCGGCGGGCTCTTTTCAATGCGCAACGCGCTGGAGGAGCTCACCCGCGCCTCGACCGAGACGCCGGCCGCGATTGCGAGCGCGCTCACCGCAGGCGTTGTAGAGGCATCATTCACCGCGGGCATGGAAGGCGGCAGGCGTGCAACCGAGGAGGGCGGCGCCCGCGTGGCACGCCTCCGAGAGCTCCGAGCCGACATCCTCACAGGAGGGCAGGCAGCCCCGGTCAACGCCGGAGATAGAGGGGCTACCCCGGAGACCGAGGCGGCAGCGGCAGCGGGTGAGGCATCCGCAGAGGCCGCGGCGCGTGTGTTCGCGTCGGGATTCCAAGAGGACCGCGCGCGGCTGTCGGATGTGCTCGCCGAGGGTGCCGCCAATCTCGCGGAGCAACAGGCGCAGACGGCAGCGATGGCCGCGGAGACCCGTGCGGGTCGGCTGGAGGCCGCGCAAACCGCTATCGGTGTGACCGGGCAAGCTCTCTCCGGAGACCTCGGCGGGGCGCTGTCGTCGGCAGGAGGGGCGGCCGGTCTCGCCGGTCTCGGGGTCGCTGGGGCCGCGGTATCGGGTCTCCAGTTCATTGGAGAGCAGGGCGCGCAAGGAATCTCGGATACCCTCGACGGGCTAAAAGCAGCCCTCCTCGGCGCGCTGGAGGCGCTGCCCGAGCTTATCGGGGATGTTCTGCCCCGGTTTGCGGTGGCCCTCGTGGCCGACCTCATCCCGGCACTCATCCGCGCCGCGCCGCAGATTCTGTATTCCCTTGTGGTGGAGCTCCCCAAAGCTATCGGGGAGGCCATCGTGGACGCATTGAGCCTCAATGCGGACAAGGTTGAGCAGTCCGAATTTCTGCAGAATGTTACGGCTGTGGGCTCGTTTTTCAATCCGTTCGCGACCGAGGCCGAAAAGGACGCCCGGCGCGCCGAGCTCACCGACCGCGGCAACCAGTCGGAGGTCCTCGGGCAGCGGAGCCGAAGCGCAGCCCGCACGGCTACCGACGGGCAGACGGGCACGGCGCGGGAATCTGACCGGCTCGCCATGATGAGCACTCGGCCGCGGATGACACGGGCCACGGTCAAGAGCAACCCGTTCGACGACCTCGCCCGTCAGTACGATGTGCAGTATGGCGAATACGGCCGGGCGCGGTCCTCCACAATCAGACCGGCGGGCGCATGAGTCAGACAAAAATCTATTGG